CTCCATCGAGCATCACGGCTCTCACGTGGTGATGTTCCAAGACCTGCAAGCGCTTCACCTGTTCATCGGTCATCTTTGGACACGGGCCAACGAACACGAGGAGCTGTCCGGCTGCCTCATCTTCCTTCTTGAGAACCTGGGCCTGCTGGACGAGGTGTTTGTCTGATGCTCAGAGGAATCAGCCTGGGGCTCGGCCTCCTATTTTCCGCCTTCGCGCTAGAGTATCTAGCCGGAGGCGACCTCGCCAAAAACCAAGGTCAGCGCCCCTACCGGAAGCTCAAGCGAGACCCGTGGGGGACGCTTGCGGCGGCGGTAACAGCGGTGATGCACGCCAAGGCGTACAAGCTGGACCCGGGAGAGGCGGAGGCGCAGCTTGCCGATGCCGAGCAAGAGCTTCGCGGGCTTGGCCATCTGCCGTTCAGGATCGAGGAGGAGAAGCTGGCGATCGAGCGCCAGTTCAAGTCCCTGTACGATTCCATCACCCCGGCCCAGGTTGAAGCTCATCACGCTCACCTGGCTGCCAAGAAGCGCCGCGAAGAGAGGGGCCGACCCCAGCGGAACGGCCGCGTACCGTCGAAGTACCTCGGCTCACTCAAGGGCGCCAAGCGCACCTCGCGACGGCGGGAGATTGTCAGCCGCGCCAAGGAGAGCCGCAAGCTCGGCCCTCGTCGCCCCAAGAGCGCATTCCGGCCATTCAAGACGGACGTTGGCTCAAAGACCCGGACCAGCTCCTACACGGCCGAGTTCAAGCGCCGCTATGGAGACGTCAAGGGCGGCCTGCCTGCGATTGCTCGCGCGAGCTACGACGACGTGGCACCGGACGCCACGCTTGCCGGGTACCAGCGAGCCTTGAAGGCGGTCTATAACCGTGGGCTTGCAGCTTGGAGCACCGGACACAGGCCCGGGGCAACGCAGGGGCAGTGGGCATTCGCCCGTGTCTACAGCTTCATCGTCGGCGGCAAGACCCGCCACACGGCTGACGCTGACATCGCCGAAAGCATCGGCCTCGGGTAAGGTGAGTTCGATGAGAGGCATCATTTCACGGAACGCCGCCAGACCGGAAGGCGATCTGGAAGGCGTGGAGGCGATTGCCGAGGTTGCGGTCGGTCGGCCACGGCCCAGCAGCCCCGTTGCGTTCATCACCCTGGAGAACGAAAAGGGCCACCCGGAATCTCCCTGGGAGCACAAGTTCCTGGGGCTGATGGTGCCTCGCTCTGCGAACATCACCGACCGCGTGGTGGAAGCCGCCAAGGCCAATCGGGAGCTGTTCCCCGAGGCGAGGCGACGCGGCCAGGAGATGGTGCGGCTGTTCCGCGTCGATGACTGGGTCGAGAAGGTCGGGCCGCTTGTTGTGGCCGGCTTGTTCGGCGAGCAGGCCGTGGTCTCGGTGCCGGAGTTTCAGCGTTGGGAGCCGACTGGCCGCCAGGTGCTGGCCTACCTCGATGAAACCATCGAGCGCGGCATCATGAACTACGTGCCTCCGCCTGAGATGCCCGCGCCAGCGGCTCCGGCCAAGCAAACGAGGCAGGCGGACCCTGGAACCGGGCCTGTGGTCACGCGGGTGGCTGTGGGAAGGAAGATCTCGGACGGTGCCAAGCAGCGGACCGTCGACTGGGTTGCCCCGAGCGGAGACTCCGTGAGGCTCGACGGCGGCGTGTATGTGTCCACCAGAGAGGAGCCTCTCAAGGTTGGAGCAGAGGGCGCTCGCCGGATCGTCGATAGGATCACCCGCGCAGCCGAAGAAGACGGCGGATTTTTGCCCGCCGCCGAGATCGCTCCTCCGGCAAAGACGACCGCCGTCATCGCGGCGAGGCTGTCGAAGTACACGCCCGACCAGTGGGGCCCCATTAGCCCCGCTGAGCTGCCCAGGGAGCTTCTGTCGGACAGGAAGTTGCCAAAGGGCCTGATGCTCCACCAGGAGCACGGGGCGCGCTGGATGGATGCGTCAGGCAGGGGCCTGTTGGCCGACCAGCCAGGGCTTGGCAAGACCATCACGACCAGCTCGGTCATCGATGCCCCCGCAATCGTCGTGTGCCCCAAGTCGGTCAAGCAGAACTGGCGCGCGGAGCTGAACAAGTGGCGCCCCGACCTGTCGGTGCTGGTGCTGGATGGAAGCGCCGTCCCAGACAAGGACGCGCAGTCGGCGGACGTCGTCATCGTGAACTACGAGTCGCTGGCCTCGCACGCCGACTGGCTGATGAAGCGAAAGAACCAGACGCTCGTGGCAGACGAGGCTCACATCCTCGCCACGCTCAAGATCGTCCGGGTGATGCGCACCCAGAAGCTTGAGGCCCGAGGCAGCGAGCGGGCGCAGGTCTTTTACGACATGGCGATGAGGATCCCACGCCTGTTCTTGCTCAGCGGCACTCCGTTCACCAACACGCCGAACGAGCTGTTTGCGCTCCTGCACATGATCAATCCGACCGCGTGGAACGATCCCGTGCTGTTCGAGAAGCGCGTCGCCAAGTCCAAGAGCCTGCCAGCCCTCTACGAGGAGTTGAACGGCACCTACATGCTTCGGCGCACCAAGGATATCCTTCCTGACTTCCCAGAGAAGGTGCGCGGCACCGTCATCGTCAGCCTGTCGGACGACGTCTCCGAGACCTACGAGCATGCCTGCCAGGACTTCCTCGAATGGGTGCTTGCCAACGGGGGACCGCGTGCGGCCATGCGCTTGCAGCAGAAACGCGCCCTGGCCAGGCTCAACCTGCTGAGGGCCCTGTCGGCCCTGGGCAAGGTGAAGGCTGCCACCGAGTGGGTTGAGAACTTCATCGACAGCTCGCCCGGCAAGCCGCTTGTCGTGATGGCGTACCACAAGGAGACGTTCGCGGCGCTTCAGAAGGCCATCTCCGCGGTCAACCAGCAGCGAGCCAAGGACCGCCGCCGCATCATCCGGCAGGCGTCGGTGACCGGAGAGACATCCGAGAAGCAGCGCAACGACAACATCGCCATGTTCCAGGCGGGCAGGCTCGACGTGCTGCTCTTCTCGGTGGGCATGGCCGTCGGAGTGACGCTCACCCGCGCGAGCGACATGCTCATCCTCGAACGCCTCTGGACTCCGGCGAAGATGGAGCAGGCCGAGGACCGAATCCATCGGATGGGAGCCAAAAACACCTGCGTTATCACGTACATGGACGGCGCTGGAACCATCGACGAGCAGATGGCGAAGGTGCTCCAGCTCAAGGCGCTTCTGTTTGCCGGTGCCATCGAAGGCAGGCAGATGGACGAGAGCGAAGCCAAGGCCGCCGTCTACGGCGAGATGTTCAAGGCGCCAAGGGGAACCGTGCAGCGCAACCGCGCCGAGCAGCCCGAAGGAATCATCGAGTACGAGGGGGTCCTGAGGTCCGAGTTCAGTAGCTGGGACAAGCCAGTCTGAGGAAAACATGCCCCTGCCCGCTCTTGTTATCCTGGTCGCCGCCGCCGCCCTCGCCGTGGCCGGAATCATCTGGCTTCTGGCAACCGGGTTCACCCCGCGTTTGCCTCGCGGAAGCTCTCAGACCGTCACCAGCGATGGGATTACGCTGCACGTGCTCTGGGCCAAAGACCCCTTCTCCGGCAATCCTGGCGACCCCGACAGAGAGGTCGACGCGGACCTAGCCTCGGACTGCCACGCCGCCGTGTTGAAGGCGGCGGAGGCATGGAGCAAGGCGCAGCTAGAGCCGGCGGACGCCCCCTTTGCCACCAGGGCCAACGCCTTCCATGAGCTTCGCGAGGCCCGCGTCGTGTTCCTGTCGCCACACCTGTTTGACCAGCTCGACGGCACGGCTGCCATCGCCGACCACGCCAACGCGCTTCAGACCCGCACGCCTCAGCGCATCGGCAGGGGATGTCCCATCTTCTACATCCGCGAATCCTTCATCCGCGTCGCCCACGGATCTCTCTGCGTTCACGAGGCGCTGCACGTCCTGGCCACCGCAGCGGGGATGAGCGTCGAGCAGAACCACCGTCACGGCGAGCGCCGCCTGTGGAGCCGGACCAAGGACGATGGCTCCATCGAGTCCGACGCGTATCAGTCGTGGCTCAGCGAGCGAAAAGAAGCCCCGTGAGGCGATGAGAGCGCAAGGCCCTTGCGCTCTCCAGCGGGTGCGTTACATCAGACGTACTCGACATGGAATACATCGACACCCGAGCCCTCGTCACCATCACGGAAAAGGCTCTCCGCAAGTCCAGGGGCATGGAGCCGCTCTCGTGCTTCGCTGACACCGACGATCGAAGCGTGCGCCGTAAGATCATGCGCGCCCACGATGAGATCGAACGAGACTGGAAGGCTGGCAAGTCCATCCAGAGAAAGCAGCAGCTCCAGTACATGAACAGTGTCTGGGAGGCTTCTGGCATGAGCATCGTCGGGTTCGACAAGCACTTCGAGTGTCCCCCCGACATCGTCAGCCGGCAATGGAAGCACCAGGACGCCGCCATCGACATCGCAGCGGCCGGCATGACGACCATGCTCCCGCAGGCTCAGCAACACATGCCCGAGTCCTGGGAGGCCATGAGCCTGCTGGTCTCCGGGGTCCAGCCGCTTCTCTACGCGTCGTTCGTCTTCTCCAGGGCCAACCGGCTTTCCAGGCCGAACGTCTTCAACGTCTCCGATGCGCTGGTGGAGAACCTGCTGCTGACTGACGTGGCTGGCCTGAAGCCTTCGGACGTGCAGCTACCGTTTCCGGGCTTCTACATCAGCTTCAGCCCTGGGATCTTGAGCATCAAGAACGAGTCGACGGGCCATCACGACGTGACCCTCGTAGGCGTATCCGAGGGCAACGTGCCCGAGTACCTGGCCTCTCGGGAGCACATGTCGGGCAGGTCTCTGTTTGGCGTGTTCTGGGGCGAGCCGAGGAGGGACAGCGCCACCACGGGCGACGACAATGTCACCCACATGTCCATGAGCCTGTCAGACAGACTGGAGTCGCTGGCCGAGTCGGTGGACGAGCGTCTCATCCCCATCCACAGAGACGTGGCCTCGAACGATGCCGTTAGGTTTCTTGGACGCAGCTACGGGTACGATGATGGGTGCCGCATGCTGCGGCAGTTCATGGCGAACTTCTGCCTGTTCCTGTCGAGCCCAAGCCCGGACATCGAGCCTTCATCGGGGGGCCAGGGGACGTGGGGAGGAGCGGTCGAAGCAGCCGAGTCTAAGCGCACGCTGGTCAAGATTCGCCTGGACCATCGGGCTGGTCAGTACGCGTCTTGGGACGTTGGCCGGAAGTCCAAGCGGCTTTCTTGCGCGGCCCTGCCCCATGACATCATCGTGCGAGGGCACTGGCGCCGCCAGGCGCACGGCAAGGGAAGGCTGCTGCGCCGGGTCATCTGGATCGAGCCTCACATCCGCAACGCAAGCGACAACGGCGTCGTGCCGGGCCATGATTACGAACACGACCGTTGACATAAGGACCCCGTGGACCACGAGCATCGCAGGCGCCTGTCCGCCCTGCTTGGAGAAATGACAGTCGAATGGGAGAGGTGGTACGCAGAGCACTGCCGAACGCACCCCGAGGACTGGTCCGCTGACCGGCTCGACTCCCTGTTTCAGAGACTGAAAGAGGCGATGGCTGCGCGGTAGCTCGCTCGCGGCGTGGACTTGGGCCCCTGGATTCCGTAAGGTTCGAGGATGCCCAGGATTGCCAAGATCGCGCTCGTCATGCTCCTTTGCCTGCCCAACGTAGTGGCAGGCTACCTGTTTGCGCTGTTTGTCAGAGCTGCCTGGGGCGAGTCTCTGACCATCAGCGACGGCGTCGCGATTGTGCGCCTCGACAAGAGTAGCTGGCCCGTCAGGACCTGGTGGAAGCACTGGTCTGGCTTCTCGATGGGCTACGGCGTGATGCTCTCTCCCACGGCGGGGGAGATGACGCTAATGCACGAGCTTGAGCACACCACCCAGGCGAGGGCTGGCTCAATCGCGGCCATCCCGGCTGCCGTGGCGCTTTGCTTTTCTGCTCACTGGTCGATCGGGCTGCTGTTTGTGTTGTTGCAGCCTCTGCTGAACTACTCGGGGGCGTCGCTTGTGGCGTGGATCTTTGGAGGGGCGCCCTACCTCGACAATCACTTCGAGCGAGCCGCCAGGGACGCGGTCGAGATGCACGAGGTGAGAGAGCAGTGGGCTCGAAAGGCGAGCTGATCTTGTGGGCCAGGGGCGACGACATGGGCTATGCTCGCCGCGCGCCCGTATTCGCCCGTTGATCTGGAGAATCAGCTTTGTTCACCGCCGAACAGCAGAAGTGGGTGGATGGGTACACGTCCACCATCTTGAAGCTTTCCAGGGAGTTTCCGCGCGGCGTCTTCAGCGACGTGGTGGCCTGGGCGGAGAAGCCGTACGGCCGTGATGGCAATCAGGACCTGTACATCGGCATGGTTGGCAACGGCGAGAAGATTGCCAAGCTGTTTGGCTTCCGCACCGACGACCCGGGCGACTTCGGCGTGAAGGGGATCTGGATCGCCAACGCTCTCAAGCGGGTCGGCGGCCTGGACAACAGCGGCTTCAAGGACATCGGCATGCACGGCGTCCACATCTCCGAGTTCCTCGACCGGATGAAGAACACGGCGTTCGGGTGGGATGGTAGAAAGATGCCGTTCTCCGACGTCACCTTCCGTTTCATCGTCGAGCCCGGGTACCCGTGGCCCGCTTCTGATGAGGTCGAAAAGCGGTACAACGACTGGATTGGAGGCTTCAGCTACTGGTCCGCCAAGAAGCACAAGCAGGTTGCCCCGGCCAAGCCCACGTGGTTCATCGACGTTGAGGACCCCGGCCGCTACACCGGCACCATGCGCGGAGTGAACCCGTGCGCCGCGTTTCCTTCTAACGACACGAGGTCGGACGTCAACGGCCCGGTCGCCGGTACGATCAAGGGGCAGCTCGTCACCCTGACGCATTGCGTGCGCAACGACGTGTCCGATGACTCCATCGAGAAGGTCCGAAGCTGCGGCGGCCTGCTGTTCCCCTCGCTTGCGGCCGGTCCCATCCCGGCGACCAACTTCGGCACGATCGTGTTCGTCTTTCCGCTGGAGATGGTGCTCCGGTCGCTCAAGCCGTACCGCCGCCGAGGTGCCCATCCGACCTGGGTCTACAACACGGACGCATGGACAGCGCAGACCGGCGAGCTGACCCGCTCGGTCCCCGAGTTTCTTTTCGAGGAGCTGCACGGACACCGAGGGTTCTACGAAGGCTCTCACATGTGGACGCTTGGACCTCCGCGCGTTCCGACGAGCAACGCGCCCGTGGACACGCGCGTCTTGGAGTCCACCGCGCAGCTTGGGGCGGCGGCCAAGAAGATCGCCCGTCGCTGGAAGCGGGACGCGACGCAGGCCGTGTTCAGCCGCCTGTCGGAGCCAACCGGCATGGACGACTTCGCGAACCGGTACGCCTACTGCGAGGCGAAGGCCACCGAGGTCGTGGCCGTGAACGACCTGCCGTACATCATCGCGCCGATGAAGCTTCGCGCGTCGGTGGAGAGGCTGGTCAACGGCCTGGGATATGACGGCCAAGTGCTTCTGGTGAAAGACGATTTCGACGTCGACTCGCCCTATGAGCGGTACAGGTGGGCGTGGCGCGTGTCGGACATCATCAAGGGACTGCGCCCCGTGGTGGAGGTGAGGACGTGACCATGCTTCAGCAGAATCCGCCGATCGACCGGCTTCGTTACATC